AGCCACTGCACGTGCACCCATCTCAGTCGCAGTAGCAAATTTACCAATAATAGGGATGCCCTTGAGCAGTCCTGCAATGTTGGCAACAGCACTGGCGGGTCGAGAGACCACACCCTCACCATACTCATCTGACGACTGCATGGCCAACCCAATCGATGGACCAGAAATCACTACATTCTCGGCCCAGGTGAAGACTTGCACTGTCACTCCTGTTCCTGTCACACCATTGGCACTCTGCAACTGCGTGTAGTTAATGAAATCCAGACGTCCCATATCTGCAAAATCCTGTGAAACTTGAGCGCGCAACCAATTTTTCTGATAAAAGAACGGCAATACCATTTCTCCTCCCTCATTGTCTTGTGGATAAATCCATAAACCAGGGCGCTGAGAATAAGGTATGAGATAGCGAGTTCCAGCATCATTAAGAATGGTTGAAGGGGTAAAGTTAGGTAATGGTTGATAAATCATCTTTAGCGCACCATAATAAAACGGCGACGCATTGATCAAGACTTTAACCTTCAAATTGCACTTCACGAACCCAAAATTGTTCAATTTGAACTTAATTCGGGCATCATTAAAGAAGAGTTGCCAAGGATTGATTGAGGAAAGAGTAGTTCCAATTGCATCAGATTCATTCCACGTGAAAGTGGCGACACGTACTGGACGCGCAAGGAACTCAGAGAGTCCTGCGCCAGTTACCGCGTCCGCCTCTGCCAAATGGTCATCCGGTGCCGGCGTCCCAACAGACAGACCACTAGTCTCGTCCATAAAGGTAACCGTTTGGGCTTGGGTGACTTCCGCTTTCGTCGATGTCGGTAATCCCTCTGCCACATCTGCTGACTGCATTTGTAGTAGTGGGAAGCATGGGCCATAATTCTGGAGATGGCCCTCCTCACGTACATTTTCATTAAAATTGTTGAGCTACTTTACAACCACGTAACCTGCCCAGGCTACGCGGAGGGGTTGACTAAATGTGTCTCAGCAACACTTCCGTAAATACGGACTTCGGGGATCGCCCATGCGAAGATAAAATGTACACTCCACGCTCTCCTCCCTGTGTCAAAGGTCAGAGCAGTAACTAGCATACACGTCGGATTTTGGATTGTTGAACCGAAGTTCGGTGGGACCTTCCGGAAGGCCCCGGGGCGGTGCCTTAGCACCGCTTTCCTGCCGTGAAGTCAATAAACGTGACGGGCACGCTATTGAACTCCTTCTTCAGGTGATGCCACGAGGGAAACGTGGCTTCTGTAACGTAAGCTTGTAGTCCGCTTTCTTCAGTGATTTCCATAAGCATTTCACGCTTATCATTGAACACAGAACTTCCGTACCAGAAATACTCCCGAACAGCACTATTCACCACATCCACAGCTTGCGTTTGAGCGCAGACAGTTTTGCTTGACACGCCCACCATAAGCATCTTCTCAATAGACGCTTCCTCTAGAGGTGCTACAAAACAATTAAGTTCATCATCA